TCTTATTCTTTTTGAATATCCCAAAAAAAGTCCTTGCTATTATAGGTGGATTCCTGTATAATCCACTTATAGTTAATAACGACTACACTAAAACGTATAATAAACGGAGACCAAATATGGCTGTACAAGAAGGAATAGCTCATTGGGCGAGCATAAGCGTACCTAATGCAACCTTTGAACCTGTTACTTATCAAGTAACTTTAGTAGTTGACAAAGAAACTGCTGATGCTTTTGAAAGTAAAGGATTCAAAATAAAAGAAATAGATGAACAACCTGCGTTGTTCTTCAGGAAGTATTACAATCGACCTGATGGAACAACCAATCCTCCTCCTCGTCTAGTGGATAAAGCTAAGAATCCATTAGATTTAGCGGTAGGAAATGGATCTAAGGTTAGGATTCAATATCAACCACGAGTAATTGAGAACAAATATGGCATCTTCAATTGGTTGGAGCTGCAAGCAATCCAGGTTTTGGATCTTGTAGAATTCAACAACGGAGAGACTGATGAGTTTGATATGCTTGATGAAGATTCTGATGACATCGAATTTTAGTTGGGGGTTTGTATGAGTAATCAAGAAAACAGACAATCAATAACAATCGAGGATGTTGTTATTTATAAAGACGAGATAGAAAACAGGTTAGCTAGAGATGTATTCGATACGCTAGTAACTCTTTCAAACGATGAAAGAAGTTTGAATATGAATATGATGCGTGTCAAGTTTGACATCGCTGGTTTTTCTAACACACTAGTAGGTCTTATGAATACCACACCTGTTAAAGGTGCTATCAATCCTGATATTGATATAGAAGAAACTGGTGCGTTTCCGCCTGAGGATACTCAGTAGTTTTGATAGGTAAGAAGTACCTTAAACTTCGGTTGGTGGTAGGCAAAGATTTTTAAGAGGGAGCAAACTAATGGACACAGCATTTATAGAGTTACATAAGCCTTGTCCTGTTTGTAATAGTAGTGATGCGTGTTCTATCAATGAAGACGGATCAGCAAAATGTTTTAGTTGTGGTGAATTTTTTCCAGACTATTACGATACAACAGGTGAGGTGATGCCTATGACAGCGACAGTAACAAAGTTGAAAACAAAAAAAGAAAACGTGTTAGAAGTTCCGAAGAATGGAATCTTCACAAGAATAGAACACAGAAATATATCCGAGAAGACTGCTAGAAAGTATGGAGTAAAGGTTGTTAAGAATGGTAATGAGGTAGGTGATCAGATCTTTCCTTACTATGCAGACAACCAGCTAGTCGCTACAAAAATTAAATTCAGAGCGAATGGGATTGCTAAAAACTTTAGAACAACTGGCTTTCTACATGATAGTGGTTTGTTTGGCGAACATCTTTTCAAGAGTGGTGGAAAATATCTAACCCTTGTTGAAGGAGAATACGATGCCTTAAGTGCTTACGAAATGTTAGGGAGTAAATGGGCAGTAGTATCTATCAAGACAGGCGCACAAGGTGCAGTACGTGACATAAAAGATAGCCTTGAGTTTGTAGAAAGCTTTGACAATGTAGTTATCTGCTTTGATAGAGATAAAGCAGGTCAGAAAGCTGCTAAGAAAGTAGCTAGACTACTAACTCCTGGTAAAGCAAAGATAATGCGTATGCCTACTGGATTCAAGGATGCTAATGACATGCTCATGGCAGGTGCGAAGAACGCATTCAATCAAACTTGGTGGGAATCTAAGACTTATACACCTTCAGGTGTTATAAATGTATCTGAGTATAAGCTTAAGTTCTTTACAAGAGAAAAGAAAAAGAGTGTTCCTTATCCCTACGCTGGACTTAACAAGAAACTTTATGGCTTGAGACAAGGAGAACTTGTTACACTTACAGGTGGCACAGGTTTGGGAAAATCTTCAGTCACTCGTGAGATAGAGCATTGGCTTATAAAAGAAACAGATGATAACGTAGGTATCATAGCCTTAGAAGAAGATCCAAACAGAACTATTAGTGGTATCTTATCTATCGAAGCAAACGCAAGACTATACATTGATCAAGAACTAGAGAAATTTACAGAAGATGAAATAAACAAACACTTTGATATTCTCTACAACGGAGACAACGAGAACAGAGTATGGATTCATGCACACTTTGGAACGAATTCAATTGAAGAGATCTTTTCTAAACTAAGATACATGATCGTTGGTTGTGATTGTAAGTGGGTAGTAGTAGACCATCTACATATGCTAGTAAGTGCAGTAACTGAAGGCGATGAACGAAGAGCCATAGATAGAATCATGACTAAACTCAGAAGTATAGTTGAAGAAACAGGAGCAGGAATAATTTTAGTTTCTCATCTACGTAGAGTAGCAGGCAACAAAGGACACGAAGACGGAATACAAGTAAACCTAAGTCACTTACGTGGAAGTCAATCCATAGCACAGTTAAGTGATTGTGTTATAGCTTTAGAACGCAACCAACAAGCAGATGATATTGAAGAATCAAATACTACAGTATTAAGAGTATTAAAATCTCGATACACAGGTGATGTAGGTTTCGCAACACAGCTTATTTATGATAGAGAAACAGGTCGCTTGTCAGAAAGAGAATCGGAAGACTACGAAAAAAATGGAACTGATTTGGAGTTTAATGAATATGCTTAGTTTAGTTTTTGACATAGAAACCGATGATTTAAAAGCCACGAAAGTACATTGTATGGTAGCTCAAGATTCTGACTCTGGTAAAATATATAAATTTGCTCCTCACCAGATAGAGTCAGGTCTTGAGTTGCTTCAATCAGCAGACAAATTAATAGGACATAACATAGTAGGCTTTGATGTTCCTGTTATCAAGAAAATTTTAGGAGTAGATCTTAGTGATAAGATATTAATTGATACACTCGTTCTATCTCGTTTATTTAATCCTTCAAGAGAAGGTGGACACAGCCTTGCAATGTGGGGATATAGATTAAAATATCCTAAACAAAACTTTGAAGAGTTTGAAAGCTATTCACCTACGATGTTGGAGTATTGTCAAAGAGATGTTCAACTAAATAAGCTTGTATTGGAAGCTCTTACAAAAGAATCCAAAGGATTTTCTAAAGAAAGTGTAGCACTAGAACATGGTGTAGGTCTTATCATGAAAGAACAACAAGAAAATGGATTTCAATTTGACAGACAACAAGCAGAAAAACTACTATCAGTTTTCTATAAAAGGATGGGAGAAGTTGAAACAAAAGTTCACAAAGTTTTTAAACCTAGATGGATAGATGATAAAGAAGTAAAACCTTATTTAAAGAAAGATGGAACTCTCTCTAAGAGAGGCATGACAGACGAAGAATATAAAAGAGTATTAGCAAATAAAATGTATAACCCTTTTATGCGTAGAAAACTTGTAGCATTTAATCTTGGTTCGCGTAAACAAATAGGAGAATACCTTCAACACTTTGGTTGGAAACCTAAAAAGCGTACTCCTACTGGTCTGCCAATGGTAGATGAAAAGACTTTAGGAAGAATAAAAAATATACCTGAAGCTGCATTGATAGCTGAGTATTTATTACTTCAAAAAAGAATTGCACAGGTTGAATCTTGGGTTGAATCTGTCGAAGAAGATGGTAGAGTGCATGGTTTTGTGATACCTAACGGCACTATTACAGGTCGCATGGCACATAGAGCGCCTAACATGGCACAAGTACCATCAGTTAAAAGTCCTTATGGTACGGAATGTAGAGCATGTTGGACTGTACCTAAAGGATATAAATTAATAGGTATTGATGCAAGTGGATTAGAATTAAGGATACTTGCTCACTACATGAAAGATGAGGAATTTACAAATGAAATCATTAATGGAGATATACACTCCCGAAATCAAAAAATTGCAGGACTTCAATCAAGAAATCAGGCGAAAACTTTCATCTATGCACTCTTGTACGGAGCAGGAGATGCGAAACTTGGAAGCGTGGTCGGAGGAAGCAGAACTGATGGTCGCAAACTTAGAGAACATTTTTTTGCTGATCAGCCAGCATTTAAGGCTCTTCGAGATAGAGTTACGAAAGCAGCAACGAAAGGCTTTATCAAAGGAATTGACGGAAGAAAAATACATATAAGATCTGCTTATTCTTCTTTGAATAGTCTGTTACAAGGCGGTGGTGCAATTGCCATGAAGAGAGCATTAATTATATTAAACAATAAAGCACTGAAAAGAAACTTAGATTTTAAATTTGTTGCTAACATCCATGACGAATGGCAAGTAGAAGTACATGCATCACACGCGGAATACTTTGGTAAGTTAGGAGTAGAAGCTATCCAAGAAGCAGGAGAATATTACAATATGAAATGTCCTCTTGATGCTCAGTACATAATAGGAGAAGATTGGAGTGAAACTCATTAAAGATGAATCACAGCAACTCAGTTTAGGTGAAGCTTTTGAATTAACAGAAAAAGATTTGAGTGAGTGGTTAGAAGACGATGGAACAGATGTTCTAGAGGCAAACAGAAAGGGAGACCTTGCTGAATATTACGCAGTTACTTGGTTATGGGATCAAGGATATGAAGTCTTTCAAAACTCAGGCTGTACTGGTCCAATAGATATGATAGCTATGACCAAGCAAGGTGACGTAACATTAATAGATGTAAAAACATTACAGGTTGATCATAGAAATAGTACAGGCGCAAGAGTTCAGTTCACTACTCCAAGAACAAAAATACAAATGGCATTAGGTGTTATTCTTTTATTGTTTAACCCTGATACTAGACAATTAAGATTTGCAGATCACAAGGAATAAGATATGGATAAAGAGAAAAAAACATTAGACACTTTAGTACAGGACATCTACGATAAGTTAGATGAACTTACTGCTGGTACTGCCTTAGATATATCTGATCAAACAGCTAACAATTTTGGTGATGCTATGAAACAAGCATTGGTAAATTGGGGAACACCTTACACGAAAGATAAACAAAGATTAAGAATGTCAAATGTCGGCAAACCAAATAGACAACTCTGGTTTGATATGAACTCAAAAGAAAAGACATCCTCTTTCTCTGCTCCTGTGCAAGTTAAGTTTCTATATGGACATAGTTGTGAGGAAATACTTTTATTTCTAGCTCGTTTAGCAGGACACGAAGTAACTGACGAACAAAAGGAAGTTACTGTTGATGGTATCAAAGGACATATGGACTGTAAAATTGATGGAGAAGTAGTAGATATTAAGACAGCCTCTGGTTTTGCCTTCAAGAAATTCAAAGAAGGAACACTTCCTGACGATGATCCTTTTGGTTATATGGCACAGATTGCAGGCTATGAAGAAAGCGAAGGCACAAACAATGGTGGATTCCTTGTTCTTAATAAAGAGAACGGAGAACTTTGTTTGTTCAGACCTGATGAGTTAGATAAACCTAACATAAGAGCTAGAATAAAACTGTTAAAGAAACAAATGAAAGCTGCTACTCCTCCTGATTTTTGTTATGATAATGTACCTGATGGTAAATCTGGAAACATGAAACTTGCTAGGTCTTGTGTATATTGTAGACATAAGTTTGTATGTCATAAGGATTCTAATATAGGACATGGCTTAAGAGTTTTTAAATACGCTAAGAAATTTGAATACTTAACAAATGTTGCAAAGTTACCACGAGTACAAGAGGTTACAAATGAATGGAAGAAACGCAAAAAAATATAGGAAGAAAGGTAAACAGATATTAGTAGAATGGTTGCACTCAGTTATTCCTGATAGTGAAGATAAGACTGTAATTAATGTAGATAATTTAGAAGAGTTTCTATCAGATCAAACACATGTCTATCTTAACAGCAAGTTTTTACTTAGTGCTTACTCTTTGAAATGGATTTATAAACGAGTTAAAA